GCCACTCAGTTCTTCCGGGTCAATACCGTCATGGGGAAAGCGAACCTTGGTGTAGCGATATCGTTCCGGGTTTCCGGATTCCTCACCGTAATCATCGTAATACATACCAGATCCTGCCTTCCGTCCACCATTCCTGAAGGTTGTGTTGCGGTACATATTTCCTGTTTTCTTAGTCATTTGTTCCGCTCCTTTTCCGCTTCTCGTTTCGTCTTTCTGCCTTCACAAGGAGCGGTTCTGGTTGTCTCTCCGCAAGCTTTGAAGTAGGTACAACCTATGCAAGGATGCTTAGGCATCCTCACCACCCCCTTCTTCGACCACTCTCCACATGATGCTAAGTTCCACCATTTCATTTTCCAGCAACTCCTTCAGGGTGTTCAGGGCAAGGTTTGCAGGACACTTGAAGGTCATACTTCCGTTGGCAGGAACAGCGGTCTGGGGAATGGGGTAATATTTAGCTTCAGGAATAATCCAAGGAATGTCTTCTTCCACCACTGCTTCCGGTTCTTCCTGAACGGGGATTTCTTCCGGTTCTTCCATGACCGGGGTGGGCAGCTTGTCAACACCATTTGCCCATGCAAGGAAGGCTTCCTTGTCCCAGGACTTATTGCCACCGTGCTTTTCACCATGGCCCAGACCAATCCGCTTGATTTCATAGGACATGATGTGCTTGTTGACACCCAGCATTTCACCAATTTTACAGTCCGGAACACGGAACTTCTGCCGAAGCAGTTTGATATATGTAACCTTCAGATCATCCGGCATAGCTTTGAATTCATCCCAGGACATAGGATCATTCAGCCGGAAAGATTTACATTCACCGTTCATTTTCTTTAACTCCTTTTTTGATAGATTGTCGGAGGGAAGGCGAACCTTCCCACCCTTTCCGGTATGCGTTCTTCTGCCTCTTGCACTCCTGGCGGTGATTCCTTTGTCTTTCACATCGGAAATGAAGGAGTAGGTTTCATCCTTCATAGGGTCACCGCCTTCTTGACTCTGTAGTTCCGCTTGCGGTCCCTACCAATGGTCATCGCCTTGGCCCGTTCATAGATTCTGCCACCAATGGCTTCGTCAATGTCCAGCAGCTCATCTTCTGTAAGTTCACTGGAGATGATGGTCAGGAGGCCGGGGTTGGTATACCGAGCGTTGATGATTTCAAAGGCCACATTGATGTCAGCGGATGTAGGTTTATTAGCGATGTCATCTTTTGACATGCCCGTCTTGAACAGATCATCAATGTACAGGACATCGCATGTCTTGTATTCTTCGACCAGCTTGCGGTACTCCTCGGAGTCATTGACCGCAGCTTTGATTTTCACGATGTCCTCTCGCCACATGAAATAGCGCACTTTCTTCCCGGCATAGATCAGTTCCCGGCAAATGGCACAGCATAGATGGGTCTTACCGGATCCGCTCTGACCGCCAAGAAAGAACCACCCTTCCGGATTCTTTGCATACTCCATAGCAGCCGTTTTGATGGTCTTCTGCCACGGCTCGGTATCTTCGAAATTACTGAACTTGTAATCCTTGATGATGTTTTTCAGTCCGCTCTTATTCAGACGGATGATAGATTTGCGGATCTCATCACACTTGCAAGATGCAAAGCAGTGAGAATATGTGCCATCCTCATTTTCCACCAGCTTTGCGATAAAACCCTTATTCTTGCAAAGGGAGCATTCATAGCCATCCTCCAGATGTCTGTTGCCAATGGCATCATTCAGACCGTCCACCTTAAACTGCTCATATTCCTTGGGAGAGAGGTTAAATGTAGTGTCCGATCCGTACCTCCGAAGAATTTCCTGAATGTTGTCCATAGTTGTTTCTCCTTTCAGTTGTTGGGGAATAATTCTCATCCAGGTAATCTACATATCCTGAATTGAAAAATGTGCTTCCGTTCTGTGGCTTCCTCCAGGAAGCATCTTTCTTCAGTTCTGTCAAGTATCGCTCAATTGCCTGTTCCATAGCATCATAGCCTATCTTATACAAGGCTTTCCGCTTGGCTTCAGACACTTGACCTTTTCCTTTTTTCACGGGATACATTTCCCAGATAGATTCAAAAAATGCCTCCACATCAGCCTTTGAAGGCTGAGCTGCACTATTTTTACTCTCCTTATCTATACTATTCTTATCTATACTATACTGTGGTTCCGCTTGGTTTCCGTTTGGTTGCCAGGTGGTTGCCATAGCATCTGCTGACGGGATTTCCAGCACATCCTGTGCTTCGGAAAGCCTTTCCGTATAGGCATTGTTCTCCTTCACTTCCAGCTGAGCAAACTCTTCCTGGTACTGTGTTGGATTGTAACGGTCTTTTCGGAGTGTGTTGTGCATCCTCCAATGCTTGATCACGATAACACCGTTGGCAAAGCCTATAACGAATCGCTTTGCAAGCAGAAGCTTCAGATCATCCTCCGATGCACCGATTGTTCTCTGAATCCGCTTTGGATTGTTGATAAATCCATCGTCATCTGCTCTCATATTCAGGTGGAAATACAGTGCCTGTGTTGACAGTGGCATATCCAGAAAAGGATCGCTGTCAATGATCTTCTGCGTGAACATCCGCTTTTCAGCCAACAAGGATCACCGACTTTCCTACATCAGAGAACTTATAAGATGTCCGCTGCTTCGGATCGCCATACTCCACACCGAACCATTTGTGTTCCCTGTTGATCTCCACAATGACTCCTTCTATCTCGCATCGGCATTCCTCAATACCAAAACCATATCCGGTTTCAAAAGGGTCAAAGCGCACCTTCTGACCGATGGTCACATATCGTTTTGCCATCAGGACACACCCCCTTCCGGTTCCTTGATGAAGTACCGAAGATATCTGGTTTTGTCACCTTCGGAATTTACCCGTTCTTCCCAAATGCTCTGGACATCATATCCGGACTTTCTCAGTTCACTGATTCGCTTGGACGGGCTGTTCATATTCAGCAGTACCGCTGCCTCACGATTTGTGATAGACCCGTGTTCAGCGCAGTAGCCAAGAATTTTTCCTTTCTGTGTTGCCGGGTTCATATCATCACTCCTTCCTAAATGTCACCAGTTTCCCGGTGCTGTGACCGTTCACTGGAAAATCCCTCCGGATATCTCCGCATCAGCTTGTCGATGTTCATCTGCATGATGGTTTCCAACTCATAGCCGATGGCAGTGGCCAATTCTGCCACATACCACATACAGTCTCCGAGTTCCTTTGCGATGTGTTCCCGGTCAAGGTTGTGGCCTTGCATCCAGCATTTCTTCACCAGATCCGCAACTTCACCGGATTCACCGCAAAGCCCAAGCGCACCGTTCATGATGTGGAGCGCATTGGAGAGTTCCTGGTTGCTTGTCCGCATGGCAAGCTTCTGGTATTCATTCGCAGTCATCTCATTTTCCTTTCATACTTCGTCAATCAGGATGCCGTGGATGTAGAGCATCAGCTTCTTCTTCAGGGTGAACACCGCATAAGCACCGCCACCCTTGAAACCCTTGACATCCTCCACGATGCGCTCCCCGTCTTTTACATATACAAAGTCCGCTACATAGTTCACTCCCCGGAGCAAGACCTTCTTGGTGTCCGGGTCTTTCTGAGAGGGAATCAGTTCAAACCTGACCTGGCGCTCCAGGCCGGAGATTTTTCCGGCCCTTTGGAGCAGCTTCAGTTCGTCATGCCTTCGGTACTCTTTTACAGAGTCATAGGTTTCACCGTTATAGGTGATTTTCCGGTTGCCATACTTAGAACGGGAGGCCATAATCAGGCTCCTCCATCTTTTCAAAGTTGCCAGCAGGAGCGGTATCCTTCTTCGAATCCCCAAAATAGAGATTCTCGGCAACTACTTCAGCGGTCTTGCGCTTGTTTCCATCCTTATCAGTCCAGCTGCGGATCTGGAGCCGACCGGAAACCACAGCCACTCTGCCCTTTGCAAAGTAGTTGTGGGCGAACTCAGCGGTCTTATTCCAGCAGACAACTTCAATGAAGTCCGTCTCCTTATCCTTGGAGAAGTCCCGGTCAACCGCCAGAGTGAAACTGGTAACAGCTGTTCCACTGCCAGTTCTCCGCAGCTCAATTTCGTTGCAGATGCGACCCATGATGTTGATGTGATTCAGCATGATATAAATTCCTTTCTATTCCAAATAAGATTTTCCGATAAGTTTAATGAAGTCATCCCTTGTGTGGGACTCCTCAAAACGAGCCTGACAGATCTGCTTCAGGGTCATATCCAGTTCGTGCCCATTCTTTCCATGGACACCGTAGTCTGCCTGATTGTGATAATCTCCTCGCAGCCAGACCCAGAAACCATTCTTTTCACTGATTTTCCGTCTGCCTCCGGCATAGATGTGATGCTTATGGAGATTGACAAT